CGATTTTTACTTTATTGCTTTGTGACATGATATTTCCTATTAACATTAGAACTGGACTTCAGTAGGGGCCAGTTCGTCTACCCTTAACGCTATTATACACAACTTTTAAGCATCGTGCAATATACCGTGAACTTCTAATGCTCTTTGTACTGCTAGTGCGTTGATGAAGTCATTTCTATATTCAAACTCATGCAGTGCTTCAGGATCTTCTGCTATATAGTCAATGACATCATACATCGTACCACGTAATTGTAACACAGCTTCTCTGTTTCCGCTACCGGGCAATCCATCAAAGTCTTTAATATATTTTTCAATCAAATAATCTGGGACTTCAATCTCACTACCTAAACATGCTACTTTCATGCGATCTCCTATTTAACTTGGAGTATCAGCCCTATGTTTCCAATGGCGTAACCAAGGAACATGATGCCAGTACCCACGCCGCCTTTGATGAATTGATCTATTGCTACTACTGCATAAACTAAACCCATTGCTGCTACTAACCATGTGCTCATTGGAAATCGTCCTTGGCTGAGTCCTTTACACGAACCAGCTTAGGTGCTCCGTCTGGGCGAATGATTAAATCTCCTAACCACGCTGCTACTTGCCCTTTAGGGCCAATCTTTTCCAACGCTGCAACTGATTTAAGAGTTGGTGGATTCCAGATTTGGTCTTTAGGTAAACCCTTTTCAATAAGCACTGTTGCTGCTAATTGGTTGTCTGAAATCTTTCTGTGTGTCTTTGTAGTTGACAGCTTATAGCCTGTAGGAATTACATTACAGGTTACAGCCTGTTCTAATACATACTCCTCTACGTCATTTACCCATGTCTTTAGGTTTTGGGCTTTTTCGAGGACTTCGACGATTTCGTCTTGACTGAGGAGCGGGGGCTCTTTGAACTCTTGCTTGGCGAGCTCGGTGTTGAAGTCGCTGCGGGCGCGGCACGTCGCTTTGGCGCGGCAGAACTGGCACCACTCTCCGGGGAGGAAGTCACCCGAGCCGGACCACGCTTTCTTGGCTTTTTGGGAGACATAATATCTAGCCCAGTCGAGTAATTTACCGATGCTGGTACCATCGGTACTGATACTGTCAAGTCGGGGCTGATGTATCGTGTAACTGACTTCTCTAATGTTTGGGTACTCTTCTTTGAACTTGGCGTAGGCTCCAAGGGCATAGAGCCTGAGTTGAGGATTGTCTTCTGCGTAAACTGGAACTCCTTTTCCAAATTTGAGGTCGATGACACGAATGGTGTGCTCAGAAAGTATAACCACATCGGCCGTACCAAAGCCGTCAGGAACCCACTCAGAGAAGTCGACACGTTGTTCAAAAAGTGGTCGATCGCCCTCGCCGATCTGCGAGCGAACATAAAGGACGTAGTTGTCGACGTACATTTCGAAGTCGTCACGTTCTTCTTGCGAGTAGGTTTGGTAGATGGGGTGGAGTTTGATGAGTTCATATTCACGGTCATATTCTTCGTGTCCAATTTGGTTAAAATGAAGGCGTAAGCGAATTTCGCCTAGCGAGTGGGCAAGTGTCCCTTCCGCAGAGAAATCAATCCCCTTGGTACTTCTTTTGGGTTCTGGGAGGGTAGCTTCTAGCCGAGCACTTGGTGTGCACATAAGCCATCGTTTAGAACCAGAAGCAGAAAGCATTGCGTGAGTAGTCACAGTTTTTCCTTTTTAGCGTGTTGTTTTAGGTATTGTACAGCATTTTTTAAATTTTGTACATTGTCATCAAAATACCCGATACCTAAATTACATTTGCAACAAAGAATACTGCGAACTTTACCTGTTTTATGGCAATGATCTACGTTTTTATCTCGTTCTGTTTTTATTTCTTTTTTACAAATACAACATAAGCTGCCCTGATTTTTTAGAATTTTGTTCTTTTGCAGCAACGATATTCCGTAAATTTTTTTAAGTTTTTGGTCTTTTCTTTTATCTAAATTTTTTAAATGATGAAGCCTGCTGTATTCTTTAACACAGCTTTTACAGCTCCCTAAAAGTTTGCCGTTGTCACTTCTTACATTAAACTGAGATAGCGGCTTTTGTTCGCCGCATTTTTTGCATTGCTTCATTTTGATACTCCTAACAGTTAATTGGTGGACTATCCAGCAGTTAGGTGCTGGCAGGGGAGCTACCCTTTTCGTCCTTTGATATTATACTACTTTTTTAGGGCGGCGATTAAATCTGCTATTTCTTTTGCAAAATCGACCTTGGTTTCTACTTTTGCGTCTAATTTGATGTCGCGGGTTTCGCGGTAGTCTGCTTGAAACTGGCCACGGAGGGCAATTTCTGCGAGTCGGCTGTTAAAGCCTTTGTTGTTGACGTTTGCCAAGATCTCACGTTCCCAATAGGCTTGGCTATTAGTTACAGCGGTATCTAGGGCATCAGCAAACTCTGGATAGTTCTTTTTCCATGTATCTGCTACGCCTTTATTGATCCCAATTTCGGAGAACATCATTTTTTGGGATGCGCCTTCCTTACCCATTTCAATGATGCGGTCGCACATTTCGGGTTTGAATACGTATTTGGTGGGTTTTTTAGTTGCCATATCTTTATTCTAAGTTATAAGGTGCCGGTACTTTCCCGGCTGTCAGGCTTCTTTACGCCATCTGGAGCGCTTCACAGCGAGTCCTATATCTACTAATGCAAAAAACAGGGTAAAACCGCCCTTAATCTGGAATGATAATTTTGCGAATTGGCTTTTCCTTAGCTTCCTTCGCTTTTTGTTCCTGCTCCATCATCTTACGAAACGTGGGCATCATTTCGTTCACAATATTTTTGGTCATTGCTTCTTCCATCATACGGTGTTTGATTTCTTGCTCTGCTGTTGTTCGCCGGGTCTTTTCATCAACGTTATCAGCAATTTTGGTACTGAATTTACGGTGCTTTAAAAACTGGCGAATAAAATTCTCATCACTCATCCTTTTTTGCTTCCTCCTTTTCGTATTTTTCTAACAACGCTTTAAACTGTGGCTCACCTTGTTGTCTAATAATAGCAACTAGATTTGCCACACGAATATGGGGCCTCTCACCAAGCTCCTGTAAAACTGCATTGGTAAATGCTACTGGCCATGAGAAATTTAACATTTCGTTTTGCAGTGCTTCATCTACATTTTTTTCGGTCATTTCTTTTTTCCTTTTTTGTTAATTGGTAAACCAAACTGCTCTCTTGCTGCTAACTTATCCGGGTCAGTGCAGTATTGGTTGAGCTCAAACTTTTGGCAATATGTATCCATTAACGCTTCCATACGCATTTCATGGAGTACTTTGATACCAAGTAGGGCATTTAATACATCATCCTCTGACATTGGTGTTGGGTTATCGCCGTAGTGTTTAAACAACAAGTCAATATCATCTGCTGTCTGCCAAGCTGTCATAATGGCCGACTCTAAATCGATTCGTGTGTTCATTTCTTTTTCTTTCTGGCAGCTTTTACTTTGCCCTCAAAATCAAAACAATACCACTTACCAACTGTAGCCAATGCTGGGAGAAGTTCTTTCCATGCTTCAATGTCATCTTCATGCCATTTGCTTGGTTCCTTTAAACTTTCACCAATGTTGATGTAGCTGTCAATAATGCTTTTACCGACGAGTTCGTCCATGAAATCGTCATCAACTTCAATCATCATTTTCCACACTCCTCTGCACCGTTTGGTACAATGTTATACCAAAGGGGTGCTATTCCTCCTACACCGGCACCTGTAGCGGGAACATTGAAGTTTGCACCTGCTCCAGCTTTTGCTAGAACTTCTGCCATGGTTGTTGGTATCATCTTTTTAATGTACCAAATAGCTTTGTTTAAATCCTCCACACCACCCTTTTCCTTCCAGCGGTATAGATACTTAATTGCATTACCGGTACACATAGCCTCCATACCACTCAAACCTTCAATAGCAGATTCAATGGCATCAATACATTCTACTTTGCCTTGGTAGTGGCTAGGTTTGTTCACTGGGTCGTGCATGCTTTCTCCTTAGTTCGTTTTCCACAGCTAGGATTTCCTCTGGTGTATCACACACCCAAAGGGTCTGAATGTTTTTAAACATGGTCAAATCAATATCTTCAACGCCTGATACCGTATCGAACATTGCGTGGCCATTGTGTAAATGTTCTACAATGAATGTTGTCACAACTTTAGTTCCTTTTTAATAATGTCAATACCGGCTGCAAAATGATAGCGCCAGTGTTTTTCGGTCATGCCAATGTCATTATAACTGAAACCTTGCAAAAAAGCATCTAAAACTTTTTTGGATTTTTCTGGCATTTTGGTTGCAATTAAGCGCTTGATGTCAGCGATGTCTTCCATGTCCCATGGTAGCCAGCCGGAGCCTTCTACAATGCTTGATGCAATACCTTCTGTTTCGTCTTGTTCTATTGGGTCTGTCTCCTCATCTGATAAACGAGGTGCTACTGCTTGAATTTTTGATGTCATAGTTGTAATGATTCTAAGATTGCCTCTTGTAAAGTTATTTTGCCTTCTAATACTGCTACTACTCTTTCGTCTACACTATCTGTAACTGTTAGATGGTGTATGATAACCGGTTTCGTTTGCCCTTGGCGGTAAATCCTAGCATTGGCTTGGATGTAGTTTTCTGAACTCCATGGTAAATCAAACCACACCGTCTGGGCTGTTTCACCAACGTTGCACTGTAGATTGAGCCCGATTCCGCCACTTTGGGGATGGGCAAGGAGCATACGAATCTCGCCACGACGCCATGCTTCGATGTTGTCATCGTCCAGCACCACAGCCTGCGGGAATTGAAGACGTATTCTTTGGAGAGAATGCTTGAAGTGGTAGAAGACCAGCGTAGGGGAGGAAGACTCTTCCATGATCGACTCAAGATATTCCAGTTTAGAGCGGTGTACTTCTTGCGTTTCTCCATCTTCGGTGTATATAGCGCCCGATGTGAACTGGAGGAGTTTCCCCGCCAATGCCGCCGCTGTTGGAGCTGTGATTTTCCCTTTACCGATGTCAGCGACCATGTCTTTTCTAAGCTGCTCATATTTAGCCCTTACATTCTTGTCGATTTGAATTTTGTGATAAAGCGATGTAAGCGGAGGCAACTGCAGATAATCCTCAGCTTTAAGAGAAAAACATATATCTGAAACTTTATCTTGAATAGCTTTAGCCGCACCACTTTTTGGTTTCCATGTATAAACTTGCCTTGTATGGCGATTAAATTGATCAGGTTGGAGG